GGGGTATACCATCTGCCACACCTTCACCCACTTCATAGCCAGAGGATGGTCGGCGTTCATTCCTGAAAACCCGCTCTCTGTGTTGAACCAAGGTCTCTCAAGGCAGCAGCAGAGCTTGTCATCCGGCAACACTTCATCAAGGAAAGACTCGGGCATGGGGCTGTGCGTCACCATGTCGGCATCGATCCAGAAGACCTTACCTCCGATAGTCTTCATGGCGTGGGCGTGGATAAACCCAGCTCTACACATCCTGGCATCTAGCTCTATGGTGTATTTGTCGCCATAGTGCCCGGACATGATCGGGAACTTGGAGATGTTTTTTAGGAAATCTTGCAAATACTCGGCCTCATCCATGTGAACGAAGCTCACCCTGTCAGGCAGCTTTACTCCATCTGGGCGATTCCTACCCCTGCTAAGGTTGAGATCACCTTCCCAGTAGATGACCAACTTTATCGAACCGGGCCAGCCTTGCAGGAACGTCTCAACGCACTTCTCACCGCCTTTGTTCTCGTAATAGTCCAGCGTCATCGAGGTAATGGCGGTCTTCATGCAACCACTCCCTTATGGACGCTCTGGCCCATGAGGTCATCCCAACTCACCGAGGAATTGGCGTACTTGTGGGCTTGCTTCCACTCCTCCACAAAACCTAGCTTCGTGGTTTGCTCGAAGATCGGGATGCCTGCGGTGTAATGCAGCAATTTGGGCTTGCATTCATTTGCACAAGCAAAGTCAGTACAAAGCCCCTCATGCGGGCATTTAGGCTTGTCGTAACCGATGCAGAAGTTCCACTTGGACGGCAATTCCCCGACTTCCGCCCAATCCATCGACTGCGGCCAGTTATTCGGGTTGTCTATGTATTCCGGGGTTAATTTCGTGCACTTCTCACAATTGAACAGCATCAAGCTCGGCCATTCAAACCGCCTTGCGTTCTTCACAACCTGCACCCCATACCGAGGATCGGCAAGGGCGAATAACTCTGCTATGTCCCCCATCACAAGCATGTCGGCATCGAGGAATAATGCTGTGCCTTTGTATCCCATGAGATACGGGACCAGGTAACGGGAGAAGGTAAATTCAGTGAGTCCTCGTCGCTTGATTGGCAGTTGTTCGAGGATCAGCGGGGTTATTGATACTGGTTGAGAACTTCTCCACTCGATACTAGTGCGGAGGGCGGTAAGTGCAATCGGTTGGCGGGAGTCCGCTCCGATGAAGATGTTGAGCATCGTTCTCCTAAGTCTTCGGCCAGCTTGTTGATGATGTAAGCCCAATCCTTTTTCTGCCGGTATAACCTGGCATCCGTCCAGACGGGCTTTGTAAACCTCCAATGTGGTTTTTGTGGGACCAGAACCCAGCAGTCTTTCCCTAACCCGCCACAAAGATCGACTACGGCTGTCGGAACCGCGATCACCAAGTCAAGCTCGGCAACCAGGGCTGCGGTTTCATCGTAATCCTTGGCTTCCGTACAACGTGCCCAATGGTGGACTTTGATGCCGTGCTTCTTCTCGAACTCGGCTATCTCGGAACTGGGGTCTTTGTACTGAAGACTAATGAACGTGGCGTCTTGTCGCAGGATCGGAAGCATCTCTTCCAGCTTCAAAGTCCTGCGTTCGCCAAACGTCCTTTTATTCCCCCCGGTCCACGCAATCCCAACCTTGAGTTTCGGCCCCAAAGAATCCAGCAACGCTCGCCATTGAAGCCGTCTTTCAGGATCGGCAATCAGATAGGGCTTCTTGCTGAAACTCTCGTCTGTCAGCCTGTAGTAACGGCCTAACGAGCCACTTAGAACATGGGCGTCAATCTTGTAGTCGTGCGGCCACATCACATGCTGGATGAATCGGGTGCCGTAGATAGGGATATCCAAGGAGCGTTTGAATAACCCTTCCAACCTTGCGTCACACTCGTAAATGACCGTCTTAACCCGGTCTTTGTCGGCTATCAGGTCGGGGAGAATCGAAGCAAAAGAGATTTCATCCCCAATCCCCTGTTCTCCCACAACCAGCAAAGTCTCTACCTTCTCGCCCTTCCAATACCCTTCGCCTTGCAATGAGTGAATGGGCCTGTATTTCCCCCCAATCATTGCTTCAAATCCGTCCCAGCCCTCTTTCCAGCGGCCTAACATCAAACAGCCGTAACCACGGGACTCCATTACTGAGGCTTGTTCCTCAGGGTCATTGGTAATGGATAAAGACCTATCCGCGTACTTGATTGCGTCTTCCGGCCTATGCTGCCCCACGCAGATCAGGGCCATGTTATTCAGGGCGGGGATGTTTTTCGGGTCCAACTGGATGCTTTTAAGGAAGCACTTTTCCGCATCCTCAAGCCGCATCATCCCGTGTAAAGCCAATCCCACGTTGTTCCAGATACCGGGGTCATTTGGCGAAACTTCCAACGCTCTTTTCATGACGTTGTAAGCCAAGCCAAACCGCTCGGCAGACATTAAAACTTTCCAGGCCACATACAGGGCTTCAACGTCATTGGGGTAATCGTTCAACCTGCTGCACGCAAGTCTTAATGCTTCATCCGGCTCTTTGTCTGAAAGAGCGATTACTTGTTTTAGGTTCAAGTGTGTTTTTTGCTTGTGACTTTCAGGTAAGCGTAATCAGGGGTATTCACCCTGCGGATCAGTTCTTTGGTGTCGTTAATGTCCACACCTTCAATCAGCCACTTGTGCATCACAGAATCAGGGATATGGGCGTAGTGCCACATCTCTTTTTTCATGCCCTTCTTTGAATACTCGTCATCCTTCGCGAGACCTTTCGACCAATCCAGGTGCGCCTCTACGTCCTGCACTGAAGTGATGATCGAGGTATCGGTTAGATGGTCGTACTCAAAGAACGTACTCGTTCGAGTGAACGGGTCGTAGTCAGCTAAACGCTTCATAAAAAAGGGGCGAGGTTATTAGCCCCGCCCCAGTTGGTTACAGCGCCGGGTTGATGTCCACAATCTTGCCGCTGGAAGCCTCGTTCTTGGAGACGAGAGTCACTTCCATCAGCATCTGCTTCTTCTCCGAGTCGCCGGTCTTTGCCAGATCCCAGCTCGTCAGCGGGCGCAGCCTTGCCAGTTCCCAATACTCCGGGTCAAGCAGGAAGATATTGCGGTCCCGCATGAAGCGGTTGGGGATGATCTTGTGATCTCCAAAGTCGGATACGTACAGATCCACCCCGGAGGTGATCTGGGCTTGCTTGCCGCTCGGTACATCACGGAAGCGGGTCGCAATACCAGAGAAACCGCCTGAGATCTTCTGCTTGGTCAGAGGCCCGACCATCAGCACCGACGGCTCGCCACCAGCCGCCCACACCTGAGAAATCATGCTCTTCAGCACGGCTTCAGTGACGGTGCCAGTAGCCGATGCGTCAGTCGGAGACGCCACAGAACCCGAAGCATATCCGGGCGTGGTTGCCAGAGACGACGCAGTGCCGACAGTGGTTTCGTTGGTCGAAAGCCAGCTTTCCAGCGATGCCATCGTTGCAGCAGTACCGGCAGCGCCAGCAGTCGAGGCTTGGTTGCGGGTCAGCGAAAGCTCAAGGTCGCGCTTGAGTTCGCGCATACGCTTGTCGGTCTGATACGCAAATTCCGACGCACGACCAGCTTTATCAACCGCTTCCTGAGTGCCCGAAACCGAGATGGTCTTGGACAGGATTTGGCAGAGGTTGGAGAGGCGGACAGTCGGCACAGCGGTGTTAACCGTTGCGTCGTCACCTTGCAGTTGTGCGTTGGTCGCAGCAGCAGCAAGGCTGTCGGTTTGCCACTCATGACGAGTAGCAGTGGCTTTCCCCTTCTTAATCATCGATTGGAAGGGGGTTTGCATCGGGGAGATATCGTAGATGATATCTTCCAGGTCTTCGCGGTTACCTACCGCTTGAAAGGTTTGAAATGTCCCTGAGGGTACAGTCATGGTTATCTCCGTTGTCGTTGCATGAGCAAGGCAATGACATCCTCAGAACGACCACCGCTCTTCTTGATGTTTGCCTTAAGTTCCTGTTCTCGCTCTGCCTTGACTACAGTTTTCGACTGTTGGGAGCCTGGTTTTAAGACCTTGGGCACCTCAGCTACTTTCTTGTCCAGGATGGATTTGTTCGTCTGCGCTTCACGCCACATGCGCGCTTCGTGCAAGACTTGAATCATGCGAGGGTCAATTACATTCGAGACCTCTTCGGGCTTGAACCCGTAGTTCTCGATACCGCTTTCCAGCACCTTCTGATAAAGCTCGTTACTCCAATTTGGAATCTTGGCTTTCAGAGTCTCTACAGCCTGCGGAATCGCTTGGGCTAGATACTTCTGTTCCTCTTCCTGCTTGAGAGCATCGAGTCGTTCCAACTCCTTACGCGCCCCCTCAATCGTCCTGTTGAGTTGTTGGGCACGATGGGATTTCTTGACAAACTCTGCCGGGTCTTCCGTGGCAAGCTTGTTCCAGTCCACATTGTTCAGTTCTTCCCCAGCCAGTTGCATATAGGCTTGGTGGAAGATCTTCACGTTGTGTTCGTACTTCTCCCGCTCTTTGGAGACTTCGGCTTTCACCTGCTCAGGGATCTCTGCTTTCTGCTTGGAGATTTCCTGTGTCTTGCGGGTGTAGTCCTCCTGCCTCATGTAACCAAGGCGGGCTTCTTCTAATGTGACTTCTTTCTCTGCGCCATCGACCTGAATCCTGACCTTGTAAGCCGCTAACTGCTCGGGGGTGAGGATGGATTCGTCTGTCTCCGTCTCTGTCGCTTCTGGAGGCGGCTCGTCGCCTTGTACTGCGGCGTTAGGCGGCTGTTCTGGTTCAGCGTCAGGAATCTGCTCCTGCGCTGGTTGTCCTGGTTTTTTCTCTTCCGGCTCGGTATAGAGCGCCGCAATCCGGTCTTGAACAGACGGGACTGCCTCTTGGGCTTGGTCCATAGGTTCTCCTAAAAGGAAACGGCCCCCAAAATGGAGGCCGTCTTGCCGCTATCGTTCGACAGTGGCGACTACAGGACGCGCTTGATGCGGTCCTTAAAACTCACTTGCTGTTGAGCAGCCTCAAACCTTCCGGTCTGGGCATAGCCTCTTAGAATCCCCTCAATTTTCTGGGCAATGACGTAATGCCGCCACAGCCATTCCCGGCCCTCCTGATCTCGGGCAGGGACATTGGCCCATTGCTCGATGATCTCTTCTTTAATGCCCGCCAGCATCTCCTTGAATACAGGTTCGTCAAGGATGCGCTGTGCGGCTAAACCTCTTTGCTCAGAGTCCAAAGATCAGCACCTCTATGTCATCTTCGTCCATCTCTTCCAAAGCCCTTTCCAAAGCCTTGAGAGAGGGTTCACCAAAGAACCACTGGATTACGGGTTTGTCATCAACAACCAGCTTGGTCACTTCGCGGTCGTTGTAGAACAGCTTTACATCTGGCAGGCGGAAAGTCTTTTTTCGGCTCTTTTTCTTCGGCTCTTCGACTACGCTTTGCAGGAATTGCTGCGCTTCCCGTGCGTTGTTGAACTCAAAAACCTTGCCGTCTTTCTCGGCTTGCCACCGGCGTCTATATCGCTTGGACTTCCCTGCTCCACCATGAGCATCGGCAACCGGAGTTACAGCAGGAGATTGGGTCCAGACAGCCTTCCATACCGGCTTCCAGATTTCGGCCCAATTGGCACCTATGCTCATACACCGAACTCAGTCCCCGCCTGGCCGTCTCCGGTAATCGTTACGTCATTGATGCTCTGTACGTTGCTGTCCACCTGTCCAGCAACGGTAAAGGTCAGGCTGTCGGTCTTGGCCTTGATCGCCCCAACATCGGATGCCGTTAAGCCGGTGACGCTTCCAACAGCACCAGTGACACTTCCAACCGCGCCGGTAACAGAACCAACAGAACCAGACAGGTTCCCGGTGATGTTTCCGGTGATGTTCATGGTCTGATCTGGAAGGTTGATGTTGGTCAACCCCGCTCCCGCAGCGCCAATCTCTGCGGTGTCAGTCAGGATGTCAGCGATCTCAGAGGCAGTGACTCCAAACGACCCGGCAGCAACGTGGTCGGCCTGCGCTTCATCCCATACCGCATCGGCAATAGCCGCAGCGGTCGGATCATTAAGGTTTGTATTTGCCGTCAGAACTCGGGTCGCACTCGCCCACACAGCCGTTCCAACCTCAGTTCCGAAGTCTGCCGCCGTCGCCGCAGCCGTAATGACGTTCGCTGCCAAGCCGTTGACCGTAGTAACCGCAGTGGCAGTATTCACCACATTGGTCGTGGTTCCGCTCAAGTTGACCGTTGCAGTCGGACTGCCCACATTGGCCCAATCAATCCCCGCCTCGCCTGTTGCGCTTACATCCAGAGTGCGGCCAGCAGTGGTTGGCATCACGGCAGACCGGGCTTCTATACTGAATGCGCCGATAACTTCACCAACAACCGAAACGCCACCCACAGTGCCCGTGGTAATGACGAGCATGTAATTTGTCGCCGTTGCGTAACCGTTGCCGCTTGATGCCACTACTCTGACGTTGTTCAGGCCCGTTACGGTGTCAAAATCAACGGTCAACGTAATCCCGGCAGTAAGCTGTGTCGTACTGTTTCCAGGGTAAGCGGAGACAACCGGAGTCCCGGCCAGTTGCGTAGGCGCACCCGTGCTGAAGGATCGGGTGGTGAACTTGATATCAATGGTATCGCCTAGCCGAATATCGCCGTAATAACTCATGAAGCCAACCCTCCGCCACCGGCAAGCCGGAAGTTATTGCTAACCATTTTGATGAATGCTGCACCTCCACCGGCAGCGGCATTGATAGTTCCGCACGATGCCGCCCACACTGTTGAACTGGAGTGCGTCCAGTTCATCGTCTCTGACGTATTGGTAGAACTCGACCCTGCCGTGTAGGTGCCGTTAAACGGGTCGCCCCACTTTTCCCACCGCTCGGTGTCGCCAGAAGAAACACTGTCGACACCGGAGTATTCCTCAACTGTTACGACACCAACAATCACATCGCCCGCGTCTGATGTGCCTGTGACGCTTGGGGTGGTGCTTGTGCCGGTTGCCGTCGCGCCATTGGACATTGGCGTTGTCGAATCAACCCCGTCCCACGAATCCGACCCGCAGTTGAGGTCAACCGCGATATAGCCTGACGCCATCGTGCAAACGACGTTGTTCGCGCCAGTCGCAGGCGTGTGTTTGTAGAAGATGTTGCTATTGCAACGCGGGCTGGTGTTGGTTGCCCTAGCACTGGCAAGTTCGGTGAGCGCGTCACCGGCGTAAGTGACGCTGACGTTTCGATCCGCAAACGGCGTCCAGCCTGGGCGGGCACAAATAAAGTTTGCCGTTCCTACCGTGTGCGAGTAGGTAACGCTCGCCGCATTAACCGTTGTGCCGGAGGCGGCGGCGTCAAATGTTGGCACGGACCGCCTTTAGCGTGATCTCGCCGTCGATAATGCTATCCACCAGCGGCGCTTTTTCAGTCAGAACCTTCCCGCTTACTGTTATGTTCGGAGCCGTCCCAGTGTATTCATCCCGGTGTAGACAAAGAACCGCGTCCTTGTTGCTACCAAGTGGCCCTTGTTCTGCATACTTGATGGCGATGTCGCCTTCTGCGTTCGTCTCGCATTCGCCTACATCCAGGGTCACTTCGTAGGCAAGACAACGCGGCTCTAGTGTGATCTCTATCCTGTCAGCGGTAACCGGAAGCACCCTTTGCTTGCGGTAGGTCTCCGCTTCGGCTTCGGTGAGGGTAACGGTCCTCGTCCCGGTGGCGTCTGTTAAAACGGCTTTCCCGCCGATACACCCTTCCCACTGGTCTTTTGTGACTACGGAAGGGTAGTTGTTTCGTCCTAGTGCGCGGTATTCCTCAATGGGGATACGGTATTCTTTATCACCCTTGACATGAACAACTGCGTGACTGGGCGAAACATTGAGACGGAGTTTCATTCAACGCCCGCAGCCCTTCCATCCGGCCCCCTGACGATCTTGCGAGGCCTTGCCATCGTCTTGCCAAGGGAATCAAAGCCTTTATTCAGACCTTCAACAATGGCCTGGATTGCCGCCCCCCCAGCCATCTGCCTGTCTTCGCGTTCGGCCACCATCTTTTGCCCTTCGCGCTCGCCTTCCATCTGCAACTTGGTCTGTTCTGTTTGGGCTTGCTGCTGCAATCTCGCCATCTCGACCGTTCGTTTGATCTCGATGTCGTTCTGGGCCTTTTCACGTTCGAGGGCCATTTCAGCCTGGGCGACCATGAGCTTGATTCGCATGTCGGTACGGGCTTTTTCGGCTTCCAGCGCCATCTTTTCCCGCTCCAGTTCTAACCTTGCCTGCTCCAACTGGATGTTGTTTTGCCCGTCTACCTGCTTCATCTGAAGCTCTTGCTGCTTCATCTGCATTTCAGCCTGAATCTTTTGTTCTTCTGGGTTCGGTTGAGGCTGTTGAGGCGGCGCTTTCTCAGGATCGGTAAAGAAGTCCTCGACAGACTTGAATCCAGCGTTTTCAACCAGTTTCGCAGCGGCTTGGTAGACGTTCTTTTCGGTCACAGTCCTGTTCAGACCGCCCATCATTACCATCTTTTCCTGGATCTGCATGATGGTGTTCAGGTGGAGCAACTGCTGGTCCTTGTTCCCAGTTCCCAGGCCCACATTTACCGTCATGTCCATCATGTGGTTCCACTGGCGGGGGTCGTATTCAACGAACTCATCCCGCAGGCGGAACATCATGGGCTTCATGCTGTACTTGGAGAGGTAATAGAGCATGCACTTGAATAGAGCTTTAACCCCGGTCTCAGCAAAGACGCGGGCTATCAACTCGACCTTCTGCATCATCTGGTTTTCAGCCAAAACCGCGCCACGAGCAGTCTTGTTTATTGCATCGGCATCCAATCCAGACGAAAGATTATTAACGCCCGTCCTATTCATCCTCTGTTGGTCCAAATACTCGATCATCTGCATCGAGTGCTGGCCGACATAAGGCACTACAAGGGGTCTTACGGCGTTCGGCACGTACTCCCTGACAACCCCTCCGGGTCTTACCGTCAGAAGGTCGTCAAGGTTTGCTTGAGCGGTTCCTGATGCGCTAGAAAGGACTGCACTTCTAGGGGCATTGGTCAAGTACAGGTTATCAAGCGACTGCCGCCACAGCGTGGACTTGATTAACTGGATATCCATTGCAAGCTCTGCAACAGACTTCCCAATGTGCCGGTGAGGCCGGATGATCGGAGCCATCGAGATAATGGGGATATAGTCGCATTCCTCATTCTCCAGCACCGTCTTACCGGCTTTAATGACCTTCCTACGTTCTGCTATCCCGTCATCGTCGTAATCGACAAGGATATAAGCCTCGGTTACCCAGATGGTTCTAGTAGCGTCGTCGCCGTTCGTGTCCTCGTCGTCCTGTTGTTCTTCGTCAAACCTTCTGCGGGCTAACCATTCCGGCGAGTTCTCAACCTGGTCATCGTCACTGGTGATCTTGTCTATGATCTTTTTGTCATAGCCCATCTCGATCAGGTCAGAGGCGGTCTTTTTGCACCTGTGGGCGACAAAACGACAGTCTTGCAGGTCAACAGATCGGTGTTCCCGGTTTACAAGGATCTCTTCAGGCGGGACAGGCTCAACCCGGCAACGTCCAGTAGTCTCCGTTATCTGGATCTCTACGTCATGGGCGTCCGGGTTCGGAGTATGGGCAAGAATCTCAACTTCCGGTTGCTGCCCCAACATCATGAACTGCATGTCGGTCAGGCCGTAATACTTCTCTTTCCTGACCTTCTTTGAATCATCCCACCACACCTTGCAGTAGCCGTTCTTCTGCAATAGCGCGTCTTTGAACCACGAATAAAGAACCAGGAATCCGTTGTTCTGACGATAGAAGCAGTAATTCACCCCTTGGGTGGCTTGCTTTGCTCCTGCTTCGTCAGCAGGCATCTCCGGCTCGAACTCAACCGCTTTGTCACTGGAAGTAAAGATCTTGATAAGGCTCGGCAGTATCCACTCAACCGTGTCCTGTACGTCAGAGGTGACAATCTGGCTTCGCCCCTCTACCTCATCTCCGAAAGGCTCCTGGTCGTAGTAATCCAGGGCTTTCGCACGTTCGTCGTTCAACTCCCCGTACAAATAGCCGAGGGCTTGCTTTTCCTCCCTTTCGACTATCGCCAGCAGTTCTGTCTCTGACTTCATACAATGCCTTTGTTTGAATACTTGATCTGCTGGGGTTTGTGTTGTCGGGAGCTAATCGCCATGTATCTGAAAGCATCTGCCCCGTGCGAAGACCAGTCATGTACCGGGACTGGCTTGAATTCATCTATCCTCTGGTTAAAGTCCCATCGGTAATTCATCAGGCACTCAAGGCCATCCTTGCACTTGGTTTCATCGAACCAGCACCTTGAGAATATGAGCCTTGCCGCGTTAATGCCGTCTTCCAAAGCCATCCTTGGGGCGATCTCGAAGTTGATCCCCATGCCTTGGGCGACTTCCCACCTTGAACGACCTGTTCCTAGTTCCTTGACCTCGATATCATGGGGAGCCACGTGTCTTCCGTAGCTATAGCCCCTCTGCTTGATGATCGAAGCGTAGTGGTCCAGTCCCTGTCCTGAGTTCTGGTAGTAGTCAATCAGGCGAATTTCATTGCCTACGCTCTGGCCGAACCAGATAGCCGTGTTATCGCCTATTCCCAGATCCCAATAGGTATCGACCAGCACCATGCGGTCATAAGGAACTGTCCCTATGCGCTTGTCTTCTCTTGCCCTTCTGACTTCATCTGCGAAGACAGCCCCTCGAACTGAGGCTTCAAACGAGCATTCCCATTCCTGGTCAAACTCGTCCTTGGTCATCGACCGCCTGGCGGAGTCGAGTTCTTCCTGGTCAATGATCTTGGTGTCAGAGGCTTTGTATTCAGCGAAGAACCATTCCTTCTCTGACTTGGCGAGCTGGCAGACCTCATAGAACTGGTTCTTGCCGTTAGGCGTGCCAATGAAGAGCGCCCAGCCCTTGCGGTCACTCAGAGCCGGTCTTACGACTTCGGTAAAGGTTCGGGAAGGCATGAGGCCGTACTCATCGAGTACAGCACCATCGAAATACAAGCCCCGAAGGGAGTCAGGGTTATCCGCTCCGTAGATGCGGATCTGCGCCCCGTTTGGGAGATCAACTCTTAGTTCAGACTCATTAACTTGTCTGCCGGGTATCTCCTGGGTGTAGAACTTGAGGTAGTCCCACGCTATTGCTTTGCCCTGCCTGTAGGTCGGGGCAATGTAGGCGTATCTGGAGCGATCCCTTGCCGTAAAGATGGCCGCGTCTATCAGGTGATTGATAGCGCATACCGTTTTACCTAGCCGCCTATGGCAGACAGCCGCGCCGAAGCGGTGTTTCTTTAGTTGTCTGTGGAGTTCTGCTTGCTGAAGCCTGGGTCTGTACCCAGTGTCAATCTGGTACGCCGGTAACAACCGCTACCTTTTCAAACTGCATCGGGCCACCATTGGGGCCAGAGGCTTCTATCTGTTGGGTAGGCTTACCGTCTAACCTATCCCCGAACTCCTTGAGGGCTTGCATATCACCAGTCGCTACGTTCTCTAGCAGCTTGGCAGCAAGCTCATCGAGGGCGGCAAGCCGATCCCCTGCGCCCCGTTTCTCCAAGGCTCGGAGGATAGCCGCGTGCCACATCTTGGCTTTGGCGGCGTTCTGGTTTCCTGTTGGCGCTCCCATTTATTGACTCAATATATTAGACTGATTCCAAATTGGTTAATCAGGACTACTAATGAAAAAGCCCCGGCCATTTCTGACGGGGGCTTACGTTTCTTTAGGGCGAACGACGCCCAATCGGGCCAAAGCGTGGCATACTTCGGGAGGTATGTCAAGGGGGTAATAGGCTAACTCACGTCACCCGCTGGAGGTCGTAGCGCAGCCCTTCAATTTCTAGCCGCATCGCCGCGCGATCTGTCTGCATTTCAAACAATTCGTTCTCTAGTTCGGTAACCTTACCCGAAGCCTCTGCGCTCTCTAGTTCAAGGGCGCGAGCATGGCCGGCCATGATTTTGTAACACTCAATGACCTCGTACCCCTCGAAGGTATCCTCTAATGCATCCGTTCTCGGTGTATCACTCAATCTTCGCTCCCCTCGCTGAGACGGTCAATAAGCGCCCTGATGTCTTCAACTCGCCAAGCAGAAATGCGCTCCCCTATCTTTACTGGCTTGGGGTACATACCCTTGGCAATGCCCGTCCACCACGTGGACTTTCCTACAGGAATAAGTCTGAGAACATCTGGAAGCCGAAGAAACCCTGTCTCCGGCAGTTCGCACAAGCTGTACCTAGTAAGCTTTCCCATTTCAACACCTTTCAATTTTGAACTTCATATAATCACCCTATCGTTCATACCCCTCAACAGGGTACTAGCCGCCTTCTGGATCAACTCGATCACGTTCTCTCTGGGGAATCTGTACACATCCCCAGCGTACACATGCCGGATAGCGCAACATTGAGCTGGCGGTAAGTCTGATATCAGGGCGTCCATCGCGGCACAGTTACGCTTCCAAATGGCTTCATAGGTCTCTTCTTCCCAATCCTCAGTTCTCTGGCTCTCCCCTCCGCTGACAATCAACGTCACTTTTGATGGATAGCCTAGCTTGTTGGGCATGTAGCGGCACCACCGGGCCCAGGCATTGAGCCAAAAGTCTACGCGCTCGGGGATCTCGAAGCGGTCTATGATTGGCTCCCCTCAGCGTCACGAAACACCCTAGCCAGATTCCGCAGCCGATCCAAGCTTGGCGAGTCCTGCATCCTCACAAAGGCCTGGAGCTCCAAGGCCCGCTCCTTGACTTCCTCCAGGTACTGATAAGCGCCCTCCTTGTCTCCATGCCTGAAGCAATCACTAATCAGGCTGGGGAGCTTTTCCAGGCGGGTTAGGGGTTCGGAGTAATCCATACAAGTTTTATCGGCTGTACTTTTCCAAGTTTATTTGGCTTGCAGCCGTAGCAACCGGCTTCCCGAATACTTCACAGTGGCAACTCCATCGTTCGCTTGTTTGCTCGGCGGGTGGCAGCCGCGTTCTTCTGATGATGCTCGGAGTCGTAGCGCAGATGGCACCGCTGGCACATCGCCTTTAGGTTCTCCGGGCGGCAATCCTCCGGCTGGTGGTTCAAGTGCGCGACCGTCAGGACGATCAATCCCTTTGCCCACTTCGCAAGCCAGCCGTTACGCTCTACGCAGCGCCGTGGCCCCGGTGTTGTGCGATGTAAGCCGCACTCCCCTTCGCACTCGCACTGACCGCCAGAACGCTCCAGGATAGCCAATCTGATGGCTTTCCAGTCTTTCGGGTATCGACAGCGGTTCTCTGGCTTAATCGGCATCTCAAATCTCCACCACAGTCTGGCCGTACAGAGCCTTGACCAGTTGCGCCTTGAGCTTGAACATCTGGTAGGGCAAGCCATCACGCCGCCCCTTAACGTCTTCGATGATCTTTTTGCCGTTCTCCACGTAAACCGCATCAGCCCGGTACTTCCCGACCAAATACCCGTTTACGATCAGCGGGAATGTGACCTGCCTTTTAAGGTCGGTTATCTTCCCGGCCTTTTCCAGCAGCTTCAGATCCTGCCAGCGGGCGAGTTCTTTCTTGCTGGCAAAGTATTCGCCATCCACTCTTTGGGGTTTGTTCAGGTATTTAGGCATAAGGTTTGCCGGGTTTGCCGATTCCATGCCCGGCGTCATGGTCAGGAGGAATAGAGCTAAAGGCTAGATCGGCCCGGCCAGTAGCCCGTAGGAATATTTGGTTAGCCTTCATGGCTGGCGCTTTCCCGCTAGCGCAGCATCCACCATTGACACAGCCGCCGCGTACTCTGCCGTCCAGTATTCCTTTGACAGGCCATCGCTAAGATCCCCATCTCCAATCCAACGTCGCGCCTCCACCAACGCCGCCCGCAGCTTCCCAATTTCGTTGGCCGCCCGCTCGCAATCCTGCGCTATCGTCTCGTTACCACGGCGACGATGCCAAAGCACATCGGTACGCAATTTGTCTTCTATGCTTTCCATCACCGCCTCCTATATCGCCAAGTTCTCCGCTGCCCAAACCTGCACTTTAGTCACGTAGTCAGAAAACTCTTTCACATCCAGCCTGGTTGTTGAATGCGGGAGCTTTGTGATCTCTCCGTTTACCTCAACTTCTTCAAAGCCTACAAAGCTGCACTTGAACCACCAATGCCAGCCTTCAGCCGGTTTCCCGGTTAAATCCGCTATCTCGTTCACCAGCGCCCAATAGAGCTTGTTCTGTTGCGAGTTGCGCTTGCTCTTATGCTCCCTGACTACGATCTCGTAATGCGGATCAAGGGTGTCGATGTACGCCTTGCAGCGGTCTTTGTAGTCCTGGTTCAGGGGGCGGAAGATTCGCATTGTTCATTCCACTAAAAAGCTCCAGTTCTTCCAAGTCCAGCGGGTCATCCTTGATCCTGTGAACGTAGGACACATGCTGCGGATCGGGGGGCTTTGGAGGGTTAAAAAGTTCAATCACTTGCGCTTCTTCCTCAGCCTTCCAGCCGGTCTGTCCGCTATGTTCATCAACTCCCTGAAGCGCATCACCTTCAACCGTTTCAACCACCACGCATCCAGGGTGGATAGGATCTCTTTGTTGGTCACAACACCTCCTGTTTATTTAGACGTTCTCCGTAGCAACTGGCTACCCGAACACTCACGCAAACATCCTGACCTGCCTTTGGGCGTTCTCGATGCGCTCCAATGCAATTTCAAAGTATTTAGGCTCGATCTCGATGCCGATGAATTTGCGGCCAAGGTTCATGCAGGCCACTCCCGTGGTGCCGCTGCCCATGAATGGGTCGATGATGGCTTGCGGGTTGTCGAGCCGGTCTATGCACCACTGCATCAGCGCAATTGGCTTCTGTGTTGCATGTTCTTTCCCGTCCTGCAGGGATGCGCTTCTGGAGTATTCAAATATACGGGAAGCCTTCCGCTGGCTTGACCAAGCAAACTCACAATCAGCGAGGGAGAAATTGCGCTGGCCCTTATCCCAGACCAGCCATTGCATAGTCGGCGGCAGGTAATCAGTGAAGTAATTCCCGCCCCATACGATCTGGGCACGACCGGCGTTCAGTAAGGCGTCAAAGTGCGCCTTGGACGGTCTTTCCTTGTCCCATCCGCTGCAGGGGTAATCAACCCATCCATCCTTCTGGCTGTTGCGGTCCCGCGCATGGTTGATGCCATAGGGCGGATCAGTAATCACCGCATCCACCTTCGGCAGCGTCGGCAATATCTCTAAGCAGTCCCCAAGTATCAAAGTCGCGTTGCCGATAACCTCTTTCCTCACGCGATCTCCTTTGCAGCCGTCATAACGCGAGCCTTGAAGTCTGGCCCAGACTCCCCTTCATCCTGGAAAACCCCCAACTCCGCACCCTTGGAAACGATTCCAGACCACGAATCCTCCCAAGGCTTTGCAACTCCGGTGGCAGTTAGATCGGCTCCGTCCCAACGGTCTTTGTTCAGGTACGTCTCTGGCATAGGGTCAAAACCCGTCTGCCAACCCTCTGTTTTCGCCATATGGGCAACGTGCGCCACGATGGCGTCAGCCTTCGATTCCAAGCCCTTGCGCTTCCAGACGACAAGGCATTTCGCCCTCCCCTGCTTGCGGTTGCTTCGAGGCCATGCGTTCCAGAACTTTACGAATCCAGGTGGATCGTCCGGTTTACCGGACAAAGGCTTTTCTACGACTTCGACTACGTCTTCGACTACGACTACGGGCACAGGTGTTTTCACCTGTTTACCGTTGTTTACAACTGTTGGCGGCTCCGGGTATTTCGGCTCCGAGCGTGTCTGCCAGCGCGTGTCCAGCACCTTGAGATATGGTTTGTTATCCGCTTCATAGAGAACGATCAGTCCGGCTTTTTCGCACATGGCGAGCCAGCGGGAACAGTCGGCCTCCCTCACTCGGTCAACCCTCAAGGGATATAGGGACGTGCGTAGAACAGACGGCCTGGCGTCATACAAACCGTGGTCGTCAACCTTGTTAAGCAATCTTCGGTAAAACACTTCCCCCGCCCAATCAAGCTCATTGATGCGGTCGCTGTTGATAATCCCCTCCCTGATTAAGCGTGTCGGCATCACTTAAATGCTTTCCGTTAGCATCTGTTAACAACTGCACAGAAACGTGCGCAACCGCCTAGACTTCGTCCAAAGCTACGTAAATCAACAGAAAAAAGGTCATGAATACTTGAACAGTGAGGAAGAGTTCGATCACTTGATTTCCTGCGGGTCCATCGCTCGGTATGGGTCGCCCACGTCCAAGCTGTTCGAGCAGTAATGGCAGAGTCCCGGCGTTTCGGCCTTTCCCAAAGCCAACTCTCTAGCCTCTTCGGCGGTTTCCGCTTCAACCTCAACCGTTACTGAGGCGTCTACCAACACGGTTACGCTCCATTTCTTCACTCCGCCGTCCCAACCAGCAAGCCCTTAAGCAGCTTGTTCTCAGCCTCTACATTTGCGCGGGCTTCACGCTCAACACGTAGCTGGCGCTCCAATTCGGTTTCCAGTGGAACAAGCCCAAACCCTGCGTCCCGAGCAGCCCATTGATACGGGAGCCAGTTGCCGCACTTGACCTGAAACTTCCTGAAGTTCTCCTGCGGGAAATGGGCCAGACCTGACTTGATCTTTGACCACGTAGCCGGATCGACACCGGCTGCGGCTGCGGCTCTCTTATCCTCGAAGCCCGCAATGTCGGCACAGACCACTATTGCCCGTGTGAGCGAAGGCTGACGCGCCACAACGTCATCAGCGATCAATGCGACGGGCATTTGGAGGTCAAGCTGGTTCATGGCTCCAAGTCCACCATGAGACTTTCCTCGCTTGGAAGGTCAACTTTGGGCAAAGATTTGGGCATGTCATTCAAGCCCATGTCCTACTACCTGACCGCTTACCTGCTGCGGATCAGCGAAAGAAGTAGCCCCAGTGTTCCGGGGCAAACCCCCGCTTGCGCGGGAGGGGAGGAGTTCTTGGTCGCACCACTTACAGACAGTGCGAAAACCTTGATTGCCGTGGACGGGGCAGAAAAATTGGGGCGGGAGGAATGAGTTCATGCCACCTCTCCATACTTTTCGTAGAAATGGCCGTTAACCCGCTTGGCGTTGTTGACGTATTCAGCCGCCGTGCGCGGGGAAATGCCCATCACATGACCGATCTCGCTAACTGGCTTCCCCTGCTGGTACAGGGAATAGGCTTCATGAAACCGCTTGGGAATGCCGTTGATCCTGGGGTTCGAGTGAACCGCGCCAACCCGCCGCAAATGAGAGGGCTTGGTTTCGTAGCTCTCCGAGGCGTTGGATTCAAAAAGCAGGATCTTGACGTTGCCCTTGGCATACGGGCCGGAGTCATTGATTCTGCCCATAACGTACTTGCCCTTGCCTCGCCCGCGCTCATTGATGTGTCCGGATGCTTGCCAGACCTCAACCCACTCCGGAAAGGTCAACTCCCAACTGATCCCCCTGTTGTGGGCAGAGGTACGTTGCTGCCTGAAAGCATGCGGAAGGCCGCTGCTGCGGGAAAGGTTGTCCCCGCCGTTCAAAGACATCATCGTTTCAAAGTCGCAACCATAGAACTGCTGGCAGCGCGCGTCGCGCGCAGCCTTGTTTTTGCGGTAGCGATCTTCCAGGCGGGCGGCAGAACGAACGGCGGCGCCACCTTCTTTGCTAGAGCCGTTCCGCTTCAAGATTTGCCTGACGCGCTCCCGGCTCAGAGAAAAGGCAGCGCCGACCTGCTCCAGCGTCCAGCCAGCCTGAAACAGGGCTTGCATGGCTTCCTCGCGGGCGTTCATGCGGCCTCCATTGGATACAGGTCGGGGCGCAACTCGTGGCGCGTGACCCTACCGGCTGTCGCTTGCTCAATCGCAATAACGCGCTTGGCAGGGATACCCCGCTTGCGCCAATGCAAGACCACCTGCGGCTTGGTATGGATTAAATCCGCCAGCGCCGACAGGCCCCCAGCTACCTCAATCGCTTTTTCTAATGCTTCCATGAGGCATATTTAAACACGGTGTTTAGTCCTGAGTCAACAGGCTGTGTAACTATTTTTAAGCCATCGCCTTTAAACTCTTTGTGCATGGGAAAGGAAGAAAAGAAGGGGATACCGTTCGGGCCATTACTGGACCGCTGGCTCAATCTGCCCAAGGAAACCAAGGCAACCTTCGCCCGGAAAATGGGCGTCCCACAAGCCAACGTCACCAACTGGATAGCACGGGGCATTCCCCCGGCCAAGCTGCCCAAGGCCGCTAAACTGGTCGGGCTTACCGCCGATACATACTTAATGGAGCAAGGGCTGCTGGAGACCCCCAAGGGCGTTTCTGAGCCTCCCACGACCTATCAGGTGGTAGATCCAGACCTGGAGCGCATCCTGAAGGCGTGGGGCTTCCTCTCGGACGAGGAACGCAAAGACCTGCTGGCCGATGTTATGGCGAAGGCCGGATACAACGCGGTCATGAAAAGCGAGTACGGACGGCTCCCAGACCACGCCCCCGATGCCAGGGTGGCCAGCGCCTACAAGGTAGGCAAAAAAGCGTAACTACATGATTTACCTGACAACCGCCTCCGGGCGGTATTTTTTTGCATTTTGACTAAACATCTTGTTGACACGTACTAAACGCCGTGTTTAAATGTCGCTCATGGCATCCAGTTGGGGCCACACAAAAGGAGGGACAGATGAATCGCTATCGCAACATCTTCTGGAGCTTGAGCAGTCTCGATCCCCAGGTTTACGAAACCGATGCCAAGCCGACCGAGTATCGCGGGCACGTCATCTACCAGCGCATCAAAGGCCGGTGCTGGGACGTTGTGCGCGACGGTGACTGCATCGGCCAGTACGCAGGAGAGCGCGGAGCCAAGGGCTTTGTAGACGACTTGCTAGACGGTGTTGACGAGGTTGCTCAATTCAAGCGCGACCGCGTGGCAGAACTCCAACGTCTATGAAATGGCGATACGTGCAGGGCTATTTCACCAGTAAGACGTGGCACCGCGTCTACCGCAACAACAGGATCGGCGCGCAACACGAAGTCATAACCCGACGCAACAAAGACGGATCGCCGGGGGAATGCAAACAGTATTTCTTCCTGGACGGTGACAAGCGCGAGTTCCGCACTGAGGAAGCATTAATGCGGGCCGTGTGTGAGCCACCGACCAAATAAACAAAACGGTTTTGATCCCTGTTGGGACAAAGGAGGAATAGATGCTGTCTTCTGAATGGGTATGGCACGACGCCAAATCAGGGCTGTGGCAAGCCAAGCGGTTCAACTATGGCACTGGCAAGACAGAGATTCTGTGCGAGAGCAAAGACAAGCTCGCCATTGTCCGTTTCGTTCGATACGGAATCGGGCTTTAGGAGGAATAGATGAGCCTCTGCGAACACGGTTTCACCGCTTTCTACGACTGTCCTTATTGCGAGTGTCCTAACTGTGAAAGGTCTATGGACGAGTGCAGGTGCAGTGAACAGGACGACGATCCAGAGCCACGTTTTGAATTGGAGGAATAGATGGACGCATTCGGCCTAGCTGCAATAGACGCAGACAAACGCAGAGAGAAGCTGGAGAAGGCTTATCGCACCGTCCATAAGGTCGGCATATCGCAACGCCCACTGTCCTGCCCTTGATCCTAACGGGTTGATGGCCTGGCCCCTTGCGAGGAAATGAACATGGACCTGAGCGAATTCGGAGACCCCGGCCTGCTGCGCATCCTCGAATTGATTCGAGAGGCACGGAAAGAGATAAGGGAAGCGAATGCCAAGCCCCTGAACACATGGGATGACAAGGCAGAGGGCACGGGGAGTTATACCAATGGATTCGATTACGACAGCGATCCGGTGATCGATCAACCGAGTGCGAATAGGAGGAATCATGTTAAAGCCAGCAACGAATAAGGTCGCCTTTGCCAAGGTCGGCCTCTATGGAACAGCCGGATCAGGCAAGACGCGCACCGCCACTGAGATTGCGCTAGGGCTGCACAAGGCAATCAAGTCCACCAAGCCTGTCGCCGTATTTGACACGGAACCGGCCTTTTCCTTCGTCCTACCGATCTTCCAGAAGGCCGGGGTGGAATTGCTGGTGGAGGATGAAAGCCGCGCCCTGGCTGATCTGATGACCTTCATGGACGAAGCCGAGAAGGTTTCCGACATCGTGATCATCGACTCCATCACGCACGTTTGGCGGGATGCGCAGGAATCTTTCCTCGCCCGCTTGAACGATAACCGCAAACGGGCGGGCAAAAAGCCTATGGCCTCGCTGGAGTTCCAGCATTGGCGTCCGATCAAGGCGGCGTGGGCCGAGTTCACCGACCGATTCCTGTCTTCCAAGATGCACGTAATCGTCTGCGGGCGGGCGGGCCAAATCTACGAATACCAAGACAAGGACGATGGCACCGGCAAGAAGGAGCTTATCAACGTCGGCACCCGCATGGCGACGGAAAAGGAACTTGGTTATGAGCCGTCCCTGCTGATCGAAATGATTGCCGACCGGCAGGAAGGCAAGATCGTCAACGTTGCGTTGATCCAGAAAGACCGCAGCGACACGCTCAACGGCAAGGAAATCCAGATGCCGTCCTACGCCAAGCTGCGCCCACATTTCGACGCCTTGAACATCGGCGGGGAGCATTTTGGCAGCATGGAGCAGCGGGACTCTAAAGGCATGTTCCCCGAGGCTGACGAATCGGGATTTGATGCCGAGCTTCGCAACCGCGCCATATGGGCCGAGGAAATCGTGGAGTTGATGAAGAAACACTTCCCCTCCCAGGGCGTCGAGGACAAGCAAAAGCGGGCCGACCTGATGGAGCAATTCTTCAACACCCGCAGCTTTACAAAGGTCGAAACCATGCGCGCCGACGAACTGAAGGCCGGATACCTCGCCCTCAAGTTCTGTCTTGAGCCGAACGAACTGACGCAGGACAAAGCAGCTTAACTAAGGAGCAAGAATGGCCTCAGTCAACAAAGTGATACTGGTCGGCAACCTCGGACGCGATCCGGAGGTGCGTTACATGCCCAACGGCGATGCGACCGCATCCATCAGTTTGGCAACCACCGACACCTGGAAGAACAAGGGCGGCGAGAAGCAGGAAAAGACCGAATGGCACCGCCTTGTCATGTTCGGGAAATTGGCAGAGATCGCGGGCAAGTACCTGACAAAAGGTTCGCAGGCGTACTTCGAGGGGCGTCTACATACGCGCAAGTGGACAGACAAAGAAGGTCAGGAACGCTACACCACCGAGATAGTTGTTGACCTGATGCAGATGCTTGGCGGGAAGCCCGAACAGGAACGCACACCCACTCCAAAAGCCAAGGCTGGCAGCTTTGACGAACTGGACGATCAAATTCCGTTTTAGGAGAAGCAAATGAGCAAGTACCGGCTCAATGTTGTTGAAGTAACAGCCATGTCCGAAGAAGAAATTAACGCCCAAAGGCGGGTTCGCCAATGGCCGGAAACAACTAGCGGGCTGGAGTCTGACGTTAAGTACATCAGAACACTTGAAGTGGAGCTTACCGCCGACGAGTGGCAGAAGGTGAAAAAAGCCGTGCTAGGTACGTGGTGAATGCGCGAACTATCGCTTAGACCCTACCACGGGCGGCTTTTTGTGGCGAAGACGCCGAAGGAATACGAGGCCGGGCACATTAAGTTGTTTCGGAGTCCGGACGTTCTGACCTGTGCACAAAACGGCAGGTTCTCCGGCGGAGAGGGCAAGGATGGCATGTGGACTTACCTAATTTGGGGGCACAAGCCGCATAACGTGGCGCACGAAATAGCGCATACGGTTCTGCATGTGTTCGAGCGTTGCGGGATTGACCCGAGAGAGGGTAACGGCGAGCCGTTCTGCTACATGTTGTCGCAACTGATGCTTGAGGCTCGGTAGTGCGCCAACTACGGGCACAGGCCAAATAAACAATGTACCGCTACCGCATAACACCCCGCCGCTTGGGAAGAACAAGTAAGCGAGGGCTTGTGTTCCTGGCTGTTGCCATTTTGATAACGGTTTTAGCTGTTTTGACAACGTAGGAGAACGGGATGATGACAATTGAGGAAGTCTTGTTTGAGCTTGGCAAAGCGTCACCGACCGCATATTGCCACTTCGATTTTTGCGGGGCCGTTCCTACGGAAGTCGCTAGCTGGCGCGGGATTTATGCGGAACCGGCTTTGGGTTGGGCGAGCGCGGGACGTAGCGGCAACGGGCAAAGCATCATTGTTTCCGAGTTAATTGATCGGATAAAGACGGCCATTGATGGAAGGACTTTCAATGGATGGAAAGGCGGCCACTATAGCTATACCGCCAAGGACACTCTGCACGTTGATAACCCCGGCGAATGGACAAGCACGGAGTTACACCGAGTCGAGATTGAAGACGAGTACCGCGTCACGCTGCACACAAAGCGCGAGGCTTGATGAAACTCCCCCTCCTCGCCATCGCCCTAACCGGCTGCACCTCCATGCTCCCCATGACAGGCTCGATAACCGATCATATGGCACATGAGCGTAAACACGCAGAGGGAGAGGGACATGGGTATTGGTAGCGATACGCCACTGACGGATAAGCTTGTCTTGGAACTTGCTCATGCAGGCAGTGACGCAGCAGCGGTTCATCACAAACCGTTCGATGCTGCTATGGCCGGAGCTAGCGCGAGATTCGACGCGTTTAAGAAGGTGACATCACATGCTCAAGACCTCGAACGCGACCTCGCCCGCCTCACGGAAGAGAACGAGGCGCTGCGGAAGGTTATCGCGGATGTTGAAGATCATACGCTGACAATGGCTAATGGTTACAAAAGCGTGGAGGTCAAGTTCGTGTTGAACGAGATTGCTGGAATGCTGCGCGCCGCCATCAAGGAGGGATCGTGAAGGATCACTTTGCCGGCCCCGGCAAACCGATGAGCGACATTGACCGGATTGTGGATGACGCAGAGGTAAGCCTTGATGGCGAACCGTTATGCCTTGTCTGCGGCGGGGAGGGAATTGTAGATGATTACGACGACCTGATCGAATGCACTAGCTGCCACGGCTCAGGCTTGGCGAAGGACATGACGTGGTGCTGAATGCCCACCAAGACTGAGAAGGCGTGGATGGACGCCATTACCCAATTAGGATGCTTGATCTGCTTATTGCAGGGAAGGGGATTTGTGCCATGCGCCGTTCACCACATGCTGGACGAAAGCGGCAGACGGATTGGCCATTTGTACAGCATCGGCCTTTGTGATCCTGGGCACCACAAGAACGCCCCCAAGAGTTCAGGGGAGATTAGCCGGCATCCGAACAAGGCTAGGTTTGAAGAGAGATACGGAACAGAACAGTATTTGTGGGAAAAGACGAGGGAAATGATTGGGTGGAAAGCATCATGAACATTCGGCCTGTAGTCATAGCAAAAAGCTTACTTAGATTAACGGAAGGACGGCAATGCTAGACCTTGAGAATTGGCAGAACAAGAAATACCAGACGCGGGATGGTCAGTCCATTCGATTGCTGTGTATTGACGGCCACGGCGAGTGTGACTATCAGCCGATAGTCGGCCTTGACTACGCTGGCAATTGCTTGCGGTGGAACATAGACGGTTCTTATCACGGCAAAGCCGTGAGATCCGGCAGCGACCTTATCAACGCCCCGTCCGAGCCGGTAACGATTACAAGGTGGGTGAATGTGTACGAAGATAGAGCTGATTGCATTATGTGGCACAGCGAGCGAGCAGCAAAGGGAAGCGCAAACGCGGAGTGCGCGCAGCAGATTCCCGTAACCATCACCTTCACCCCTAAAGCGTGTGTTCGGGAAAGCAGTTAATACGGCAGCAGGCCGAATATCCATAATGATTTTGAAGTACGACCCCAACAAGCCTGAACACATCATCTCTGCTTCCCAAATGGTATTAAACGTCAAAAGGAAGATGACCAAAGAACAGGCAGAGAACGTCTTGGCACTGAGCAAGATCTACAAGAAGTCCAGTTTCCCTGCGGGGATGATTGAGGAAGCTATGGAGGTGTTGAAGTGACGCTATCTGAGGTGTTCTATGAGGCAGCGTGCGTGATGTCATCTGGGAGGGTGCATAACACAGTCGCCGCTATCAGAAGTGTTTCCAGTGGCTACGCGGTAAACGATTTTATGGATTTGTGCGATGACGTTAACTTCTATTTTGAAGTTGAGGAAGTCGCAAGCGAGCTTGGCTGGAAGCCAAAAGACTTCCGCGCATTCGTCCTGCTAATGGCATCGGAAGCCGTTAAGTGCTAACCCTACGGGAAGCCGCAGCTATCCTCAGGATCAATCCTGAGACCTTGAGACGCCATGCCAAAGCCGGTCTAGTCGAAAGTAAGAGGATAGGCCGTCTTTACCGCTTTGACCCTGACCGCCTTTACAATATCCGTGGGCCTGCGCCTGCGGGGGAGGAATTATGCCAATCCGTAAGCGGGGAAATACCTGGTGGCTTGATGTCACCATCGGCGGCAAAAGAGTTAGAAAGAGTGCTGGAACAACTGACCGCGCCGCCGCGCAAGAACTCCACGACGAACTTAAAGCAAGGTCATGGAGAACAGCAAAGCTCGGAGAACGACCGCAAAAGAGTTGGGAACAAGCCGCGTTAAGGTACTTGCAGCAATACAAGGACCGGAACAAGGCAACGCATATCAAGCGGTTTACCACGTTCTTTCACGGTAAAGCTCTTGAATCTTTGACAGAGGAGGATATCAGTGAAGCCCTTCAAAACCTACCCAGACCCTACTCTTGGAATCGCCATGCCGCCACCCTACGGCACCTTCTCCGGCTGGCCCGCGATGAATGGAACTGGCTTGGGAGAATGCCCAAGGTTCCAGTACTTCCTGAGCCTAAACAGCGCATCGAGTGGCTTACTCCGAGTGAGGCTCACGCCCTCATAGAAGCCCTGCCAGACCAGCACAAGGATCTGGTGAGGTTCGCTCTAGCCACGGGGTTAAGGCTCGGCAATATCTTGGGCTTGACTTGGCAACAGATCGACGCCGAAAGGACGTTGGCCTGGATTCACCCTGACCAAGCCAAAGCGGGGAAAGCCATTCCCGTACCACTGAACCAAACAGCAGTCGAAGTGCTGGCAAGGCAGTCCACGGGCACAGAAAGGGTGTTCGATAGGAAACGGATCGAAACGAAGGTCTGGAAAGCTGCACTTCTAAGAGCCGGGATTAAACGGCGCATCCGCTTTCATGATTTGAGGCACACCTGGGCGAGTTGGCATGCTCAGAACGGCACCCCGCCAAGAGAGCTACAGGAAATGGGCGGGTGGCAGAGCTACGAAATGGTCAGGAGGTATGCCCACCTCCACGCAGGCCACCTCGTAGCTCACGCCGGGAACATCGAGTCGCAACTACGGCACAGCCCATCTGATTCGCGAAACACGAAAGTGACGTAAGTATTTGATGGCGGAGAGGGTGGGATTCGAACCCACGTGCCAGGTTTCCCTGACCATCTGATTTCGAGTCGCGTGGAAAGGGATATGATTAACGCAGTATCAACAACTTGCAGCGCAGGCCCAACTACGCTTTACAGGTTGTTCCTATGGGTACGAATTTGAGCCGTGTCACAGTTTGGTCACTGCTCGCTGATTGGAGGTTGAGATGCCCAGATTCCCGCATGATTACGTCGATGCTGAAGCAAAAAAGATTATCGAGCTTTCTCTTCGCCAAGAGGAATTGGAGAAAGAGATTCGTGAATTAAAAGTCGCCATTACCCAGAAACAGCAGAAAGGGGAAGACTCATGGGAATGAGTATGCACGTTGTTGGCTTCCGGCCAGCCGATGAACAGTGGGCTAAGATGAAAGCCGCTTGGGATGCTTGTGTAGACGCTGGAACTCAGCCACCTAAAGAGGTAATTGACTTCTTCGACGGGGAGCATCCTGGAGACGCGCCCGGTAAGGAGGTGAACATTAGAGACAAAGGCGCGGAGGACTGGCGCGATGACTGCCGCGAGGGATTCATGGTTGACATTCAAGCCCTACCGCCAGGCGTCCGATACATCCGCTTCTACTGCTCTTGGTAGTTGCTGACACCTAACCCCCACAGCATAAGCCCTACACGCCTCTAATTGGCTGGCAACGTCTCGGCAGGTTTTAAGGTCTTCAACGACTCTAGAAGCAGCCTCGATGATTCTTCGAGGTTCATCGGTGCAGGCTCTTGGGTTACTGAGGCTGGCGGAATTGGATTCGCCGGGCACGGGGCTTGAATCATTTTGGTTGCGCATCCCCCAAGCATGGCGGAGGAAAGCAAGATCATCGCGGATCGGCTTAAACTCTCGGTCGGCATCTTTCTTCCCCTTCAGGTATTGGGCGTCTGCTTCCTGGGATAAGGTTCTGGCCTGGGCCTCCAGCTTGGAATTGGCTACCAGACGTTCTGCTATGACGTTGGAAGCAGCTAGTTGGTACTCGGCAAACTCTCTTTCAGCTCCTGCCTTGCCATACCATCCCAAACCGCCCCATGCCGTTACGGCGGCAAACAGAAGGCCGATGGCAAGCCATTTGTAGGGGGCGAACTTGGCGAGGATCATGGGATAATTTGGCCTGTGGCTTTAGTTACCGGCGTACTTAATTTAAGCGGAGGTTGAGATGAATAGAGGTATGAAGTTGGCCCCAGCGACGGCAGAAGAGAAAGCCGAATGTGAAACGCCAGAAGGAATGCGGCGCAGGCTGTTTAAATATTCGTACGACCATCCGATGGTCAAAAACGTGATGGACGCTGCGCGATACCGTGGGCTTTCTGGTGACGACACGATGACGTGGCTTGCTTTTGAGGCGTTGTGTCGCCTAGAACACATGGAAGAGTTGGTATTGGATGATTTCAATAGCCGCGCCTCGACTTTCGTGGTTAGACAAAAAGAGATCATCTGAACACCCTCATGGCTATACTAGATTTGGCATGGGGTTAGTACATCCGGGAAACGGTGAGCATGAAGCTATCCACATTCCCGGCCCTGTCCATAAACTCCTTGAAGCCCTCGCCTGACATTGCTATCCCCGGTTTATCCCCGAACATGGCAAAGGACTCGGCAACCAGGATGCAGCCCTCAGAGTGCAGTTCCGTATTCCCCTTATGGAAAAGCAGGCGGCTATGACCCTCGACTTCAATCTCGAAGGTGTCATAGTTCCCCCGGTTGTATCGGGAACGGCGGCACCTATGAATCCCGGCAGGAATCTTGATCTGCTTGCCTTCGTCATACGTCCGTTCAAGGGTCACGGCAAAAGGGACTTCGTTGTGCAGCAAAACCCCGAAGCAGCCATCGGGAAGGATGGATACTGTTTTTAGGATGAACATGCTATACTTCGCCGGTCTGGTGCGGCGTGGAGAGCAGACACGCAATCGAAATCGGTAGATGCCGGGCCGCGAGCCGAGAAGGATGGCCACCTATGCGAAAGCATGACGACGAACGGAAGCGGGAGTCGCGCCCCGCCACCAGACACTACAGACGCCAATGTTCCAAGGTGGCGAGTCGGACTCCAAATCCGACTGTGCGGAGTTCGATTCTCTGGGCGTTTGCCAGTCATAGGCAGTTAAACGCAGGCACCAGCACCGGCTGTGCCCCCGCCTTCTCTAAGACATGGTTCTGCAATCGGTAAGCCTCTAGTTCCCGGTCCACCCATTCCTCGCAATTCTTGGCAGGCCCAAGGTTTACCATCTGCAAGAAATGTAGGGTCTCGTGATACAAAATCGACGCCCCGTAAACGCTGGACATATCCAGGTCCTCGTCTAGGTAGATATCCAGCCCGATAGAGAACCCACGCACGTTACATGCCCTTCCGGGGCAGGCCATATCCTGCAATTCCTTCTGAGAAAGCAGGAAAATGGTTGGCGGTTTTTCAGGTAAAGGATAACCACTTGTGGAGTGGGCAAGAGCATAGATTAACGTGGTTTGTTCCTGAGTCAGATCCGCCGCTTTTGCAGTAGGATGTAGACAAAGCACCGCCAGCCCTATCAGACCTACAGCAATCATGTCCCGGATGTCCAAGTTGCACCTCAATATTAAGGCTGCACCTAATAGGCGGGGCGGCTGCATTACGCTTGCCCTTACACTGCTGTTGCAGCTAGGGTGCCGCCCCATTGATTCTCATAGTTGCCAAAACTGGTGTTTCGGTGTGGTACAATTCGTCGGTCTGGTGCGGCGCTGAAAGCAGAAGCGCGCGTTGGGTGTCCGAAGGATGGCCCGAGGGGCGCAGGAGTTCCGGGTTGGCACCGCGATAAGTGCAGGGCGTCCGAATTCGCCCCAACCCTGCAGGTTGCACTTGAGCCGGAGTAGCGACCGGCCACCAGACACCTCAGACCGTTATCACCTCACCTCGAAACTCGAACGAGTTCTCATCCCACTTCATGGCTATTTCCGGGTAAAGCAGCCGCCCGTTTTTGAAGGTCAGCAATACGAAACCTGAGCGCCAATTGGTTGGCCCAGCCTCGGTGTAATTCACAAACTGCTCCCCGTCTGGCTCTGCCAGAGTCCCGGTGTCTACCCCGTAGCGGGTGCCGTTGTAATCCGTCCAGGGGGTGACTTTCAGGCTGTGCAGATGGCCAGTAACCATCGTCTTGCCTGACTTCAGTGTGTTGTTGTAGACCGCGTGTAAGCCATTCGCCCAGCGGTGCTTAATCACAACTTCGTCATTCACATCTACCCGCCAACAGGGATTCCAGCCGGGTATGTGGTCTTTCAGGTGAATGCCTTTCATCCCCGCAAACTCAGGGGCCACAGAGGCTAGGCGGCTCTCCAGGCGTAAGTCATGATTCCCGGCAGGCCAGAATCGCTTGCTGTTTGGCGAAGCCTTTAGCAACTCGCCTAAGTAGTCCTGCACCGCCTCTAGCTCCTGCTGGACTGTTGGTTTTTTCTCCCAGCCTATCGAGGGGAATCTGGAGATAGCCGCCCCGTCGAACATATCCCCGTTAACTACGATGCAGTCCGGCTTGTACTTCCTGGCGAACCACAGGAAGGCTCTTTGCATCGTGGTCAGAGGTCCGGGCCAGATATGGGCATCTGAGCCTACCAATATCGTGCCGTCCCTGATCGTGTACTTCGCTACCGCTTTCTGGTCTACCGCTGCGGTGTTGTACTTTGCCCTGTGGTCAAATACCGGCAGGGAGATTCCGTACTTCTCTTCTATCCGTCTGCGCCTTCTCTGGACAACTTCCCGCGCAAGCCCCAAATGCTGGGACACTTTGGTTGTGGATTGAATCTCATGGAATGCGCGGATAAAGTCCTGATCCGTGACTTTTTGAATTGGCATCTAGAAGTTCCCTGGATCGAAAGGAAAGTGCTTACAGACCTGTTTTGCCATCCGCTGAAAGTCCGTGTTATGCGGATCTTTCATCGGCCACCTGCCGGTCTTGTCCTGCCGCATATGGCACATCTCATGCGCCACGGCCTCTACGAGACAGTGGAAGGTCATAACCTTCGTATGGCTCACCCTCAGGGTATTCGTGTTGGGATTGAAGTCGGCGCGAAAGGACTTGTAGGGGACTGACTCCGTATTTATCTTGTCGGGCAACCCCCATCGGTTGAACGGGGGGAAGTCTTTGAGCATCACATAGACAGCGTGGATTCTTTCCGCAGTCACAAGTCTCATTGCACATCCCGTATCTCCAGTTCTATAGGCGTCTCGGAGAACAAATAAAACTCCTTCCCCTTGACGATGATTACCAGCGCATACCCATCCTGGGTAGAGTCATACCCAACGCCGATGATCTTTTTATTGAGCAAACGCTCATAGTCATTGGTGACGAATTGCCTCACGCTTGTCCTTTCGGTATAGCGTTCGTGTCATGTCCTCGGAAGTCGCCAACATGCGGTGGACTTCTTTCCGGAACTCGCGGCGTTCTTTCTCTCCAACCGGGCAACAGAGCCTCAGGAATATCTCTCTGAGCGTCACATCGGCCTCCCGGTCATGGCCGATATCGCGTTCTTGATGTCGTTCAACCCGTCGATCATGCCCTGCTGCGTCTTCTCAATATCCGCCGTAATAGCTCGAATGGCTGGCAGCATGATTTCGTTGCGGTCTTTGGTATGCTCGCGACTCTGAATCAGCCTTAGGTATTCAGACCAGATCACCATAACCACCAAAATGATGACGAGAACCATCATCGGATCGGTTACGTCTACCCGGTCCAGCATCCGGGCGAGGGCGTCAAAGATTGAGGTCATACGAGTATCCCGGCGAAGGCGTTAAGGAGGGCGTCCATTAGTTATCGCTGCAATTGTTCAGTGCGGCCATATCAGTTCAGAATCTCCACGATAAAACCCTCGGATACCACATCGTCGTTATTGATCCCACCGCCGCCGTCCGTAACCGTTGCCTGGGTTTTCATAACGATGGTTGCCCCGTCGTCTAACGCGAGTGTTCCCACGTTTACATCGTGAATCTCCGTGGTGCCCGCTTGCGTTAGCGTGGCAACGTACTTCTGTGTGTCCGTTCCTGTAGAAAAGATCAAAGCCTCCATGCGCCACGTTCCAACTTGGCTAACAGTCAAAGCCTGTGCCACTAGATTTGTGGCGCCGACATTCAGAAGAATGGTCTTGGGATTGGAGTTGTTTGCCGCCGTGCCCCATGTGGTAATCCGAACGCCCTTGCCAGCGGCGTAGAGCGTGTTCGCTGGCAGGGTGAAGGACTGCAGGTTGTCCGTACCGCCGCCCACGTTTCCAACCGCCGTGACGTTGACGCTAGGCACGTTTCCAACACCAACCCAAGTCCCCGTAGTTCCAGCCACCGTGCAGACTTCATGCGAGTGGATGCCGGCCGCAGCATTGGCCCGGTAGTACCTGTCCCCCATCTCGTAGCCGGTGTTATAGCCGGTGCCATCGGTGTAAGCCGCGATAACGCCAGTGCCCTCAATACAGAGATTCGCGCTCTCAAAGCGGTGCGCGCCTTTGACAAGCCAATGCCGACCGAACGAGATAACCGCCGTGTTCTGCATGTGGTACATCTCGATATGCAGTTGGTCTTGCGCGGTGATTGGTGATCCGGTGCCGTTCAGGTAGACGAACGGGATGCTGACGACTTTGCGCCCAGGCTCGACCGTCAACTGATATTTCATTGCACCGATGCTGACGTAGATGACCTGCGGGCTTGGAACCGTCTCGCCGTTGACCTCAATGCAAAATGTGTAGATTTCGCCGTCAGCAAGAACAGCCGGATCGAGGTATGTGGTATGCGTTACCGTCACATCTTGATCGTCGGCGGTCGCGGTATAGCGACGGATTGAAACACCGTAGTCGTTTGTCGTCGTGCTTACCGAAGCTGCTGTGGATTGCGTCCATCCAGAGCCTGACGCCGGGATGTCACCAGCACCGAAGATTTCCGCGACCTTGATCCGCTTCGTCTCAGGCAGGACGATGTTCCCGCTCTGGATCATCTTGCAGTACATCATCCGATAGCCGGTGATGTGGTTCGCCGTCAACGAAGCGACCGTTCCGGCGGAGGTTGGGTCTGGAATATCGAACGGGTAGTTGAAGTGGATGTTGACGCGCCCATGCGTGGCGAAGTTGGCGAAGTCGCTTTGCGTAAGCCCGCTGTCGAAGTAGAACGGTTTGGAGCTTACAAAGCCGTAGTCTCCGGTGAACTCCACGATATTCGGCAGCTTGTAGAACTCGATTACTGGCTTCTCGCTAGAGCCGCTGGAGGCGTAGGAATAGCAGTTGCGGACACTGACCCGCGTCGGATTGACAGGCGCGCTGGTGTCCATGTCGGCGTAGTTGCGGACGAGCGTTGCGCCACCGCCCTCCCCGCCGAAGCGGAAGTTGTCGAACTCGACCGAATAGTAGTTGTCGCACCACCGACCATCCGCCGCCACAAGGCTACTCTCCGGAACCCCCGTGCAGTCCTTGATGGAAAGGTGACTGCCAGTGCCGTTCTTGAAAGCGACTTCTGAAGAGCACTGAATCCAGCAATCCCCTAGGTTCGTCCAATCGACACTTGAGAGGTTGAGAACGTGCCCGCCGCCAGCTTGCCGGAACTTGCTGCGCGTGATGCTCAGATGCGTCGATTGGCTCGTCGCATCCGCGCTGATGCAGGCCGTGGTCTGATTGTGGAACTGGCTCTTGTCGATTGAAACGGTAGTGCCGTTGACGTTGTTCGTCTTGAGGTTGATCGCTGTGGCGCCATCGCGGAAGATCAAGCCGTCGAACTTCGCGTCATAGCCAACGCCGCCGAAAACCGTGATGCCAGCAGACGCAACGAGGATTGCATCGTCGCCTTTGATGCGCAGGTAGTTGAGAGCCTGGTTCGTGTCGTCGGTCAGCGCGGAAGTGACCTTGTAGACCTTGTGCCCGAAGTTGACCTCCGGGCCAGTCCCCACACCAGCCCCGACCCCGTAGACCCCGCTGGAGCCGGATAGGATCTGCGCCTGCGCCTCTACAATAGCTTCCTTGATGTCGGCGGTGTCGTCGGCCACCCCGTCACCAGTCGCCCCGTGCTGCTCCGGGCGCTGGCCTAGTACACGAACCTCATCCTGTACGGTGCTCGCTATCGCTGTACTACCGGATTGCACAAACTTACTCTGCAACGCACTTAACTGCGGGCTTGCAATAGCCGCTACAGCCGTATCAAAGTCAGCATCCGAAGTAAAGTCAGAACGCAGGGGCAAATACTCATTGCGGTCATGCTGCGTCCGCGCCACCGCTCCTGTGGCGTCGAGTTCTGTGGTGACTTTTGTATCAGGTAGCGAGGTTATTGCCGTGCCATCCTGTAGCGCATTGATCTCTTGCCGCGCTATTTCAAAGTTAGCCCGGACGGAAGCGGTTGTTGCTTGGCCCTCTGCCGGTACTGCGGGATCAATAGAAGAGGCCATTATTCGTAGACCGGAGTAATAGCCCCGGCATCGAAGGTGTCCGTGCCGTTCACTGTGGTTATTACGATCCGCGCCAAAGTGCCGGTAATGGTTTTTGAACCGGCAGAAGTGATGGTGTACTCCGGAGAAGCGTCGTTGTTCAGGAATGTCCCTGATTCAATCCACAGCGAACTGCCTGCAGTGGTAATGCGCATCTCTCCGGTCATGGTTTGGTTTCCAGAACCTGAGTACACCGGGAATCCGTTTGTCACCGCCACCTGAACAGAAGACGGCGCTACGGATTGCAGGAAACTTGCGGCCACATAAGAACTGGTTTCAACGCCACCAGATGGGCCGATTTGAACCAGCCAATTTGAAGTGCCACTAGAAGACACGCCGTTAAACAGAAGCGTGATTCTCTTGACCCATGAAGGAACGGCTGCGTCTATCGTTACACTGGTTCCTGAAGTCGTCGCAACCGTAGTGCCAACGCTGATCTTCGTGCGATAACTCAACCCGGAATCAGCAGTAGAGTCAGCAATCAGGGTATCCCCATCTGTTGCGCTTACCGCAACGCGGGCGAGGGTTCCAGACGCAGAAGCGGCAACCAAGTCCCCTTTTGCAGTAACGGCAGGGATGGTTAAATCAGCATCGGGGAACGTAATCGTTCGGGTATTGGAGGCAGTAAATCCATCGACTTCAAAAGCGAGCTTCTTGGTGGAGTCGGAAGAACCTACAATGCGGAAACCCGAGTCCGGGAAGTCGGTGATAACAGGTAGACCTGTATCTTTCTGGTAGAACGGAACCACCCAGTTACCAGAACCTAAAGACACTGCCAGAAGGTGATCCCCTGCCGCCGTAGTGATATTGGCGTTACCCGGCAGGATCATGCTTGAGGCGTTGTAGGTCAGGGGCACAGCGCCATCAAACTGAAGGACTTTCCAAATGCCCGCTGAAACCGTACCCATCCCGGTTACGGTCGTGGTCCCGGTGATGTCATGATAAAGACCCGCAACAGCCCCTATATCCATCGTCCCGGCAGAGGCGATATCTGCCCCTTTTGTAGCCAGTCCAGCCCGGACTACGGCCTGGATCATCCGAATGTTGTCATCGAGGTTGGTGCTGATGGCCGTAGTTCCGGAAGGGGCGTTGGAGGACTCCGTGGTACTCCAAGAGGCTAGGGTTGAAGCTACGTCTGCGGCCATAACATTTCCTCAATAAAAAAGCCCCTTTCGGGGCTTTGTGCTATATTTCCTAAATGACAGAAGATCAGATGGTGCGCGGGGCTGTTACCGCTGCTGCTATGGGCTTGTGGGCAGTCTTTCTACTGCCCTGGCTGCGTAAGAAGTGGCAAGGCTCCTGGGGTCAGATATGGCGTAGCCTGCCTTATCGCATCGGCCATCTGTGCGGCTCCTTGTGGCCGTCGCGTAAGAATCCCCGCCGCTAACTGCCTACCTCCTGGGAGGTAGGGAAGCGTAGATAACGCACCCATCGACGCAGTAGCTGGACTTAGCATTCCAACACCACCCAAAGCACCAGCACCGAGCAAAGCCCTTCCTGCCGTTCCTGAATCCGGCACCTGAGAAGGCAACACAGACTTGGCCGGGTCACTCAAGTCCTGCATCAACGCCCCGCCCTTGGCGAACACGCCTTTACCGGCAGACTTATCTTGCGCCCTTACTGCGGCAGATAGTTGTGCCGGGGTAAAGACGCCATCCTTCGAGCCCTGCCTTGAGGCCGCATCCCGGATCCTGGCGTAGTTGGCAAAGGCTCTATTCACGGCAGTCAGTTCGTTGGCATAAGCCGGGTTTGTACGAGCAAGGTTGGCTCGGATGCTGGTTTGTAAATCCATGATGGCGTCGCCAAGCTGCCTGTTGTCAAATGACGCATCACCCCGAAGCCCTCTAGCCAGTCTGCCAAGTTCGCTTTCAACGCCTTTCAAGGTCTGGCCGTCCATCGTGCCTCTGGGGCCGAGCTTCCCGATAACCTGATCGCGTAGAACAGCCTCGAAACGCCTCGCTTGGTCTTTAGGGAGCGCTTTAGCCATCTGCGTAAGTTTGGCTACGTCAGAGGCAAAGACTTGATCCGCGTTAAACGTAACCTTTGGCAGCAAATCGTCATAGGCTTGCGAAATCTGCTTGCTTACTTCTTTGACGCCTTCCCGGCCTACTTCGCTTGGCACCTTGCCGCCGATAGGTTCAAGCGTTCTGGCATATGCGGCTTTATTGAACTCCAGAACGCCTTTATTCCTTGCGGAGAGAATCGCATCCCCCACAAGTGGGATACTGGTTGCTTTGTCTTCCGCGCCCTGGAAAGCCCCTCCCAAAATCTGCCCCGGAGTTGGAGTGACACCCTGCTTCATCAAGGCTTGAACATCAGGGCTTGTTTTCGGCTGAACCATTCGAGCAACGCCGCCCGTAACAGCCGGGAGGACGCCACCAGCCAAAGCGCCTATCCCTACCTGCTTTGCCTTTTCCTTGGCGAAATCGCCCTCTGTGACCGGAGAACCAGTCAGCCCGAACAACGCACCAGCACTAGCGCCAGAAGCGATCCTGCCACTCAGAGAAGCCGCCGCAGGGACTTTTGAAGCAATGGCAAGGTTCATAGGGCTTACGATATTTCCGCCCAGCCTTGCCCAATCGACGCCAGACTGCCCAGCGGCTTGCCGGTCTTGCTGGTATTGGGCTTCCGAGTCCCTAACTTGTTGGTCAACACCGCCTTCCGGCAACGCACCTACCAGACCCGTTTTATCGGCCAGCCAGTTATTGACCTTGTTGCCAGCATTCACAACAGAGTCAGGCAGGATGTTGGTCAGCAGTTGGGCGCTGGCGTCTACCGGATCTCGAAGCCCTTTCAGGATGCGCTGACCGATAGAAGCGTTCTCAGCGTTACCTTGGTACTTCTCCCAAGGCTTTTTCTGATACTTCTCCCAAGGGCCAGCCATTATTGTTTTTCCCAAGAACTTTCAAGGGCGGGATCTCCGCCTTTGTATTTGTAGCCGTCAACAACCTGTCCTTTCATCAATCCGGTATTTGCTGGTTTCTTTTCTTCGCGCTCCGGGTCGAAATCTTCAAGGCGCGGAGTTTTCCCTTTCCAGCCCTGCAACGTCCCATTGCGCTCAAAATACTCCGCAGCATCCTGTTTGGCTTGCGCAGCGGATTGGATTTGCGAAATCAAGCGGTCAACCCTTTGCTTGTTCTCGGTCTCGTCAAGTTTCGGGTTAAAGGCGCGAGCAATCAGTCTTTCGCCTTCTTTCTCGGCAAATTGCGCGCCAAGGATCAGCCGCAAGTTTCTTTGCACCACTTCCTCAACCTTATCCCTCGCGGCCAAAGATTCGGGGTTAGTGAACTGCCGCACAGCATCCGGGACGTTCCCGGTAATCGGGCCGGTAAGGTTCTTTTTGGTCAGGTCTCTGGATACCTCGCGGAGTTGGTCAAGCTGCTTCACTATGTCAGCATAACCACCAGACGCAGCCCAAGCGTTGTATTCGTCGGCAAACTTCTTATCAAGAGCCTCTTGCCCCGGAGTGAGGTTAGGCCCGCTACCCATTGTCTGGCTAACTTTAGTCGCTCCAGCTTGTGCGATCTGTTTTTTCATGTCCAGATAGCCAGGGATGGAAATGAGCTGCCCAGCGTCATCGTACTGCATCCCTTCAGGCGCTTTGGGCTTCTGCTTTGCTACCGGCTCACCAGTATTGAAGTAACGCACAATCCCCTGGTTATCAGTGAACGTCTTTTCGTTGCGGTTCTGTTCTTTTTCTTGCTGGCTCTCAAGCTGAGTTGCTAAGCCATTAAGGAACGTCGCCTCTTGAGTAAGACCAGCCGCAGCGGCTTGCATTGCCATAGAACGATAAACCGCCGGGTCTTCCATCTTCTTGCCCTGCACACCGACTTCAGGCGCAGTAAAGTCATCAGGGCCAATAGGACGAACATCCATAGGCTGGTCGGGCATCATCGGACGGACTAGCGCACCACTAGGGTCTTGCCTTGTAATCGGCTGTTGAGTCTGCACGGGCTGCGGCGAGATCCCGCCAAACAAGCGTTTACGGGCTTCCTGTTGCTCCCGCATCTGCTGTTGCTGAAACTCGAATTGCTGCTTCTGCATCCCGAATTGCCCTTGCTGAAGGTCAAGCAATTCTTGTCTGCGGCGGTTTTCTTCCTCTTGCTGCTTTGCGCCGTAATAGCCTTGGCTGAAGCCCTGAATACCTTGGCCAAGAGCCGGAGACAGTTGCCCATAACGGCCATAGTTCCCGGACAAAATCCCGCCACCGAATCCGAGCAATCCTTGTATCAGGGCATCCCTGTTTTTCGGGTCTGTGAAATTAGCCATAGATCTGCCTCATGACATCTAGGGAGGGGCGGAATTGGGCGGGGGAGCTAATCGGGGCTTGCATGGGTTGCTGCATACCTTGTTGCTGCGGCACCTGGTTCTGACGGAAACTCGCCAAGAGTCCAGATAGATCCATCGGCTTCTTGGGCTTTTCCTGATTGGCTTGCTGTACCAATGCCGCGTTAACCTGTGGGAGATAAGGCTGCCCAGCGGATTGCATCAGGTTCATCCCACCACGGTTCATTTGGGAGCCGTACAATTCAGACGGCATCATGTTCTGCATTCCGAAGATCATAGGAGCAGCCCTCCCAACAGACCGAGACCGGCACCGATAGCGGTTCCATACGGCCCCATGACGCTACCAGCAGCAGCTCCTGACGACAGGGACGCGCCAATACCAGCACCCGCCGCAGCGCCTCCTAATGCGTTGGCAGTGCGGTTGGATTGATACGGATTCGGCCCTGTAGAGGTGCTTTGCATCCCCGGAGAGCCTGCTACTGCATTTCCAAGCACATCGAGTTGCGCATAGGGGTACTGCTGCAACTGGTTCCACAGGTCATAGCGCACATCCAGACCTTGCTGATTAATGGCTTGTCTCGTGTCTCCTACTCCCAAGAGAGCATTGAGATCCATGTAATCGCTTTGAGCCATTTGCGGCGCAAAGAGGTTGGCCTGCATCTGCCTTTGTCTTTCCTGGTCGTAGTTCTGGGCGTAGATCGGTAAAGAAGTCTCGGCAAGGTTCCTACCCAGCCATTCCTGATGCGCGGAGCCACCGTAATTGTTTCCGGCAAACTGTGTATTGACCCGGCTTTGCACGTCTCTAAGAGCGTTATCAACCGCGCCCTTCAGATACGGATTGGAATCGGCGTTCAGGTAGTCTCCGCGCAAAGTCGCTTGAAGATTGTTCTGCGCCTCATTCATCACCGGAGAACCCGCCCTAGCCCTTGCAGCGGTTAGATCCAGACCTTCGTTCTGCTCTTGAGTCAGCGGCGCAAGTCTTGCGGCTTGGTAAGCATCAGGATCAACAGACTGGGTCGGAGTGTTTTGATACTGCTGCATTGCCCGTGCATACGCAGCCTGATCCGGGACTCCGGGCTGCACAGCGGAACGAAACTGATCCCAAATACTTCCGCCAGAAGCGGGCGCGGGCTTGGTAAATTGCGCCTGCGTCGGAGCCGGGCCTTGAGGAACATTAAAATTCGATCCCGTATAAGCCTGGAAAGGCTGATTGGAAAGACCAGAAGCCCGGTTCAGATAGGACGTAGCAAAAGGCTGTACGTATGCCGGTGGATCTGTCTTTTGGACTTGTGTAGTCGTCCCGCCGCCGCTTGATCCCATCAGAGTGCCTTTCTAAAAACCGTGTATGCAGGCTCGAAGTATCGAGACCAATTCCTGTTACTGGAAAAAACAAACTCCCTCGCGCCGATGGCTCTGGCCATGCGCTCTATTTCGGGTTGGTATTCGGTGAATTTCCTGAGGCTTTTGGAGTAACACGCGGTCACTTCCAAAACCTTGCCGGAGATCGTGCTTAACGGCGTAAGGACTACAAAACCTTCGTATTCTTCCGGGTCGGCTATGTGTAAGGTCGAAACTCCGGTCTTGATCGCGCAGTAAATGTCTTCAGGTCGCCAGTTGCCTTGTATCTTCTCTAATCCCGGCTTAATCAAATCCCAGACTTCAGTTAACTCATGAGGCGGGATGTACCTTAGACTTTCCAGATATTCGCTCCGTCGCTTTCCAGTCTCACCACGTCATACTGCGTTGTCGTGCCCCAATTCGTAACCCCATCAATCACACCAACCCCTGTAACCGTGTTGGCACTGGCGTCTATTTTCTTGATGGCAATACGCTTGTTGGCCCATTCATCCGCCGCTTTAAGCGTGACGTTTACCGCAGCAGTGGTTGCATCCACCAGAATCAAGGAGTCGTTCTGGTTCATGGTGTAATCTGTCGTTACTGTGACGCTTGGGAACAAATACCCATCGGCTACGGCACTCAACTCATTCCTGAGTTTTGACAGGTATTCATTCAGCTTGACGTTCAAAATCCGTTCATAGTCTTGCGTACCGGCAACAGGCAGATTGGGGTTGGGTAATTTATTCAAGTCCGCCCCCGGTAACGCTTATATCGAATCCGTAACACTCCACATTCCCTGTGCCTGAGAACTTTCCTCTATGCCACCGCGCAGACTGGATAACGTCATAGCGCCCGTTCTCCCATGTCGTTGTCGCGCCTTCAGTCAAGGCATCCCCAAGGTTCTGCCGGTAGTAATTCGTCAGGGTCGAAGTTGTAGGATTAACCTTGAATCTTGGTTTTACTTTGGTGATGACCGCGTTATTGATCTCGTCTCCAAAGTCTCCAGTCGTGAAGTACCAGCTACTCGTCGCTCCATCCAAAGACTGTAGGACATGAGAAGTATTGATGATTGCCGGGATAGGTCTACCCGCAGTAAAGAACGAGTCATATGGAACCGAAGGAAGATCTGCATACGTCGAGTACAAAGACCCTAAATTGTCATAGGTCACATTCGCCGCGACGTATTCAATCGTTGCCTCGATGGTTCTGTCAGCCAATCCCCAACGTCTGGTCTGGTAGTTGTAGACAATGCAGCTATCTATCGCCCCACCTCCACCTACAGAGGGATAGAAAAAGTAAATCAGCTTGTTCTCGAAATCGTGAAGCCCCTTGATCTTCGATGCGTTGGACTTATCCATATCGGAGAAGAAGAACTCTCTTACGCCCTCTCCTATGGCAACAGGTCTTGAGCCATCAAACCAGTAAAAGTCGTCATACCCTACAAAGACGTGGGCAGCGTTACCTATCGGGACGATGGATTCTTGCGACCACGCGCCGATACTTCCGGGGATCTCTTGCCATGTCCATATAGCCGGAGGTCCGACATACGTTCCTATAAACATGCCCCGTTGTTTGTAGGCAACGATTGAATCCCCCAGTCTTTTCCCGCCCGTTATCGGTCCAGGCACTGACTGTAAATTCCCCCTGGCGCTCTGAGTCTGGATATCCGGCGTCCAGTCAGTAGAGTCTCTCTGGGCGCAGCACCACCACCCGTCAGGATTCGTCCCAAAAGTACCGTCTACCGTGTCGAATGCGAAAACAAAGTCGCCAACGGTATCAATCATTGCCGCTCTGGGAGCGCCTGTTACCGTCGCAAAACTACCCGTAGTAGAAGACTGGATAGCCTGTGCTTTATTGGTGGCTAACGTAATGTCGCCAAACTGGGCGAACCTCCACGGGGAAGTCCCGGTATAACCTCCACCAGCACTCCGATCGGTTAAAGCTGTGGCGCTGGTGGCTTCTTCGATCTTCGCTTCAGAACCTAGAAACAGCCGGGTAGAAGCGTCGAGTTTTGTTATAACTGCGGCTCCAGTAACGGCAGCATCAGCCGCAGCAAGTCCAACAGAAACCGGCGAAGGCGCACCCTTTACGCCCCGCAAAGAGGGCACAATCTGGTCGCAATCGACAATAATTCCAGGCGTTGCTTGATCTACGTCCGGAATGAAGCCAAGCAATTTAACCTTCATGCCCATGTCGTCGTTCCGCCAGTAGAGGGGGTGTAAGTCGTGGTTCCTGCGTTAACCTCGCCCCAGATCGTGGTTCCGTCAGTCGCGGAAACGTAACTTGTCGCCTCGCCATCCCATGAGGTGATTTGTACGTTCCCGGTTAAATCCCAAAGGGTAGCGCCGTCATCCCAAACAGTCCCGCCTCTGGAGTCGTAGTAAACAACGTCCCCGATAGTTACGGCTGTATAAGTGGTCATGCCGCATTGGTGAAGCGCATCATCAGCGGAGAACCGGAGAATCGTTTTCTCTGATCCTCGCCCATGACTTCGGCTATGGCTTGGTCGTAACGGCTCTTCCACAGAGGAAACCGGGGATCATTCATGATGAACGGCTCGGCTTCCATCAAAGAGCCATACAGGTAAACGTCTGGATGGTTGGTCAGCATCCAGTTTGTCGTCTGCGAATCAGACAAAGCAGGAATGCGCTTGTAGTACACCATTTCCATCGTATAGCTGCCATCCGGAGACGGCCCAAACTGGAGGGTGTCGCCAATGATGGTGTAGTGGATCGGCGTGGACACTGCGCCACGGTATTTAATCCTCAACATTTCGGGCGGCATGTACTCCAAAGGTCTCCCAGAAGTGCCTGTTATCTGGATCGAGCGCATTTCCAGATAGTCTGTCGGAAGATCCTCATACTCTTCGTCCAACGTCGCAGTAACCCTGGTTTCCATCGTTTGCAGGCGACAGGCGCGGTTGAACTTCGCTTCACACAAGGCGATGAACTCCGGGATTCTGGAGTCGAGATCCGCCCTGTGCAGCCAGTTTTCTACTGCGGTCTGAAGTTCGGAATAT